CGCTCATGACCTTAGTGCCACGCTCCAGCAGAGCCACTGTGGTGCCCACTGGCATGGCTTGGTTCATATCACCGACATTCATGTCAGCTATCGACGCAAACCGCTTACCAGACTCTACAAGCAGCCCTAAGAGCTGCATAAGCACGTTACTTGGCTCTTTGATTGGCAGCGGTATCAAGTTCTCGCGCAGGGACGCGCCTGTGGTGTCGATGTCTCGGAACTCACCGGGCTGTAGTGGGCTGTCCTCGTCACGAATACGCATCCCGCGAGCTTTGAAGCCTGCTGGCAGGTTGGCCAAGGTGCCTGCATCAATAAGCTGGCGCAGGATCGACGTGGCCGACTTAGAGATGCCACCGATCATGTGGCTTAGCCCTAGACCATAAAAACCGAGTCCGGGCAAAAACTTGTACTGCACGAAGAAGTTAATCTTGGCTTTGCGCGGGTCAGTTTCTATGTAGTTGCGCCTAATCGACAAAACCTTCTGGCTTTGCTCGTCTATCGTGACGATATACGGCAGTTTCAAGCCTGTAGGCTCGCCATCTTCCCCTACATCCTCAAAGCCGGGGATGTCCAGAATCGTGTGCGTCTCGAAGACAACGTGATCACGATCCTCTTGATACGAAGGCTCCATGCCCTCGATCTCATCAATCTGCTCCTCGATGTCGCTGCGGTTGACGGTCATTGAACCGCCCTTCAACTCGACATCGGCATAGAAACCGCTGAGCTGCTGCTTTTTGATCTCGTTACGGCTCATGTTAAGAACGTGCGTTACACGCTCCGCCGAAAACAGATCAGGCGCTTCGTAGGGCACGATAAGGTCTTGAGGCTCAATGAACTTGCTCATTGCACGGCTTGTGCCGGTGTCAAAGTACACTTTCTTAAACGCCGAGCCTGCGAGCGGGAGATAAAACAAAAGCATATCCAACTCTGGGTCGTACTCTTCCATGATGTTCATGATGTAGTAATTCATGAAGTCTTGAACGCGACCAGCCTGCATTTCGACTTCTGGGCTGCGTACACCCACGATCTCAGTCTTAACTGGCCCTTTGGCTGGCAGTAGCTCTTTGTAAGCCTGAGCCTGAAACTGAGTGACCGATTCCGCCAAGATTGGATGGATAACACCCGAAGACCCCTCAAAGGGCTGGCTGCGAGACTCATCGAACTTCATGCCGAGATACTTCAAACCATCGGTGTAGGTCTTTTCCCACTCAGACCGACTTTCCTTATCGCTTTTGATTGAGCTGATCACATCGCTTGCAAGCTTGGATAAATCACTGTCTGAGATGAAATCAACCAAGTTAGCGTTGAAGTCGGTGGCTATCTGCTCTTCAACAGCGTCGATCTCGTCATCGACCAAGATTTCTTCTTCACGCACCAATATCTCGGCTGCGTTGCGGATCTCGTCGTTGCGAGTCATCTCAGGCTCGACTTCCATCGCGCTGCCCATCGGCATCACATCAGGATCGTTCTCGGTGCCTAAGCCTTTTTTCTCAATAGCCATCAGTAATATACCTGCCTGTCACGCCTCAAAAACTCAGCCTCTTCAGGGTAATCGCCTTGCAAGCTCAAGAAGCCACCCTGACGAAAGCGCATCAGCGCCATCGTCGCCGAGTCACAGTAGTCATCATTGTCACCAAATGGGAAGCTTGCCATCTCTTCAATAACCTCTTCAGCAAAGCTTTCGTCTGGTGCCCACACCATGCCGCTTTCAAAAATGGGGGCGACACTGTTCATTCTTGCGATCTTATCTTGACCTCTTGACGGTGTATAGGCTGTCACAGGGATACCCATGCGCCGAAGCTCTTGAGTCAAGGGTGTTCCGCTGGCCTTTGCCTCGATCAAAACGCAGTCTGGCTCCCAATACTTGTACTCCTCGTAAGCCAGCCTTTTCAGCTCGGGGAAGTCCAATCTCACGCGCTTTGCGTCCAGCAGAATCAACGCTTGAGTGTCCTGATCTGGCGATTGAAATATCGCCCATGTCGTGATGGCAGAGTAGTCAGCGGTTTCTTTCTTGCTGAAAGCGGTATCGTAGCTCTGAATCACATAGTCGTAAGCAGGCACCCACTCGTTTTCCCACTTACGCCACCATTCGCGCTTCACGATAGAGCCAGTTTCAGCCGTCGGGTTTTGCATCCACTGGCTATTCCACTTGCTGATTGGCAGTGAGGCTTTGACAGAAAGCAGCTCTTCTTTCTTCCAAAACTCTGGCCAAAGCGGAGTATCAGATTCAGGCATGATGGCTGGAAACTCGACAACGTCCCATTGATCGGCGTGATCGTCACCTTGTTTTTTGAGCACCTTGCCGACGAGATCTTTAGTGCTCCAGCGCGTCATCACGATGATGATTATGCCGCCCGGCTGTAGACGCTGACGAGGGCCAGAGGTATACCACTCGTAAGCCGACTCCATCGCAGTGGGCGACATCGCATCTTGCTCTGAATGCGGATCGTCAATGATTAAAAGGTCAGCGCCGCGACCCGTGATAGCGCCGCCAACGCCTGCGTAGAACGATTCACCTTCTTGGTTTGTTGTCCAACGGCCAGCAGACTTGTTGTCCGCCTGCAATTGCAGGTCTGGGAACACCTGAGAATAATCATCCGAGTCGATGATATTTCTGACCTTTCTACCGAATCTGACCGCCAGCTCAGCCGTGTGCGTGGTTTGAATGATCTTGAGATCACCCTTGCGTCCCATCATCCAAGCAGGAAAGTAAGTACTCGCAAACTCAGATTTAGAGTGTCTAGGTGGCAGGCAGACGATCAGGCGCTTCAGCTTGCCCTGAGCGATTTTGTTAAACTTGTCGCCAATGATTTTGTGATGACGGCCCAAGATGCACTCAGGCCACATATGCTTTACGAACTCGATAAAGTCGTTCTGGCACTTGTCCTGCTTTTCCATCTGATCATAGCGTGACAACAGCGCCAAGGCTTCGTTTTGATCCTGCTCACTGAGGATCTCAAAGTCCTTGAGAGAAAGCTCAGACATTTTCCCAAGCTTCTCCTTGGAAAAGCAGCGCCTCTGCTTCGCGCCTTCGGATCAAACCGTCTAGCACTTTGCCGCCAGCCTTATTCCATCGACGAATCTGGTGTGGCACGTCCGCCATGTCACCCTCATTCAAACGCTTGAGTAGCGTGGAGGATTTTAGGTTGGTTGGGCCAAGGTTGTATGTCCAAGCAACTAGCGCGTCAAACTGACTTTGCGTCAGCTCTGCATCAACCAGCTCGTTGACGTAACCCTCGAACTCCTGCAAATCATCGACAAGCATTTCGTCGGCTTGAGCTTGTGTGCAGGTGTCGCCTTCGCTGATGCCTCTTGTGTGTCCGTAACCAATCGTCCAGACGTTAGCAGAGCACTGATAAGCATCCAGCTCACAGCCCTCAAACTTCTTAATCAGGGCTATTCCTTCCTCGCTCGTCACTCTCATCATCAAGTTCCTCGTCCAAATTTTTGTAGTATTGTACAATACTGAGCACTTGGCGTATGTATCTTTTAACCTCTGCCATGTTCGCAGAAAGGTTCTCATAGCCTTTGGTCGATAAGCCATAGTAAGCGTTTGTCGGAGCGTTACCTTCGTTAAGATCGTCAAGATATTCCTGCATGGTCTCAGGCGTGAGAACCTTCCAATCCACGGGTAACGTAGAGATCGCGTTTGGCAGGGGCGGGTGATAGACAGCGGCTGGCTGCGTGACGGTAACCACCTCAACCTTTTGGGTTTCAGGGACGTATGGCTCTCGACCTATTAAGCCGCAACCACTAAGAAGCAGGATCGGTAATAGCTTCCAGATCACTCAGAACCCCCTTCGTGCCACGGTTGATGATGTTTTCGATCAGACCCGGTTTGCGCAGCGACAGCACATTCATATCGTGCTTTGCGAACTTTTTTCTGATCGACTCCACCTCTTGCTGAGCCTGTGCGTTAGCAGCCTGAAGGTCATTTACTCGATCCAATATGCGCTGCTGGCGCTCTTCCGCCTCAGTGAGTTGGTTGTTCAAGTTGGATATTCTGTTTTCTAGGACTAATTCGTTTTCGGCGGCAACGCGAAGCTTGGTAGCCATTGCCTCTTTCTCCGCCTCAGTCTTGTCCGCATACATCTTGAAAGCTCCGCCTGTGAGAACCAAGGCCACGCCCAGAACACCAGCTATCTGCCACATGCTATTTCCTATTTGACCATGCCTGTGCGCCAAAAAACGCAGCTAAGATACCTGCAACACTCACAAAATAAACTGCTGCCATATCGCCCAAGATGCTGGCGGCTTGATTCATCCCAAAGAACTCACTGACAACCACAAGGCTTGGGTAGAGCAACATTCCCCATAGCGCAAACCAACTCATGGCACGTTGAGCATCTGCTCGTTCATGCTGTAGCCGCAGTTCCTGCAACTCCTTGCTCGTCTGTAACTCTTCATCAGTGACGATGCCATCACCATCTGCATCGTATTCGGCGTAATCACTACCGTC